CACAGTCAATGCTTTCGGCCACACGCTTACGACCTTCAGCAGTTTTGACTTCAAACTGCTTGCCTTTGAAGATTGCGTTCCACTGGTTCTTTTGTTCAATGTATGCTGTCAGTGCTTTCATATCAGGCTCCTTTTGTTTCTTTATGTGTATATTATAGCAAATGGGCAATTATTGGTCAACCGTTTTTGCACGTACATCTGTGTTCAAATTGGGTGCGTACTTTCGTATTAGTTCGCGCTCAAATGTGTGTGCTTCGGTCTTGCCACGCAACACGGCCAAAACGCTGACAGTAAAACCACCAACGCCACGTTCACGCATGGTTTCATACAGCAACCAAGACTTGTCTTCTGAACGTGAGCGATAAAAATGTTTCATGCAACGAGTCATTACAGATTTTTTCACAGTGCTTGCAGTCTTGGCAGTGACTCCGATGTAGAAGTCTTCACCGCTTGTGAGCATGTATACAATGTGAGTACGATCTGTACGCTTTTTTCGGGGTTGCTTTTTAAGTTCCATACAAGTATTATAGCAAAAAGGGCATTTCTGGTCAACCGAAATGTAGTACTACAAAAGTACTACTTTTTCAGGGCCAAAAAGTGTTGTTTTTTGCTCAATACCGTTGTAAACTTGCCACAAAACGCTTGACATCATTATACAGGGCATACATTGTGGCTTCCTTGCTGTCAAAGAAACACAACAAGGGTTTTTTGCCCAGTTTGATATAGTAAGGAGCAGTGAGTTTACGATCCAGTACCAGCAGCACACCGGCTATGGCTTGTATTGCAGTTGGGGTTTCATAATCCCAGTGTGCTAATTTGTATTGTTCAAACGCCTGGAATCCGTCATACGTGAGTCGCCATCCACCATTGGGATTTTGCCACCAGTGTTGCATAGCATCTTCCACAGTCCACAGGTCCGACTGTGCAGTTAGTTTTCGGGTGAGTTCTAGTTTACTTGGCATCGGGGTATACTTGCGCCCCCTGCGTCAAGAGCACCACTGTGAACTTGTCGGTCTTGAATTGTGTGTTTAATTTACGTGCCAGATTTTTGGCATGGCCAGGATTGGAGAAACTAACCTTCTTGTACTTGGGCCCAGGATACTGTGTGAGCATGTTTGACGTTTTCAAGTTGATGGGTTTGGTATCATAAAAAACTGCCCATACTCCTTCTGAGGCCAACACTTGTTCGGTCTTGTAAGTTGCTTTGTCAGTGTGTTCAATCAACACATTTGGTTTGGGTCTTGACATCATTATCTCCGTAGTTTATTTATCACAAAAACTACGTGGTTTTGAAACTGCCACCACTCAATTCTACCGTAACTGCTTCTTCTTTGGCTGTGGGCTTTAGATTACGCATACCTTCCAATGTCAGCAAAAGTTTGGTAATATCCCCGTGTAAGTCTTTGGCATCACGCAATGATATTGTGAGATCACGTTGACCGCGACTTTCTGCAGCCTTGATAGCATCAACAAAGCGATTGATATGTAGGCTCATAGTGCATGGTCTTTCTTTAACAACGTGGCCTGCTTGGCAGTTAGTTTTACAGACAGTGCGATTCGATCACTAGTTTGATTTTTTGTTCCGTGTACAATGTCTACTGGAAACAACAACCATTGCCCCACTGGCAGTTTCTCTACATGAATTTCGTCTAGTGCCTGATGATAACGCCAGTACGACAGCGGTTTCCACCCAGGACGTATTTCCTGACCACGCTCTTGTGACCAATACGTTTCAACATCATTGCCGCCGGCATCTATAACATAATTCAAAGACCATTCAGACTGATAATCCTGATGTGGCCATAGATCGCCTTTGGTGGTTATTGTAACTTGTGGGCAAGGTATATCTTTACTGACATGTTTGGCAAACCATTGATGATGCATCGGGGTCAACTGTTGATGATAAAATTCACCATAACAAATAGTTTTACCATTTATAATTGCAGTTTCTGCAGGCCGAACTCGATTTGTAATAGTATCATCGTAGCCACTTGGGGACGACAAATCAAGATTTAACGCAATTTTTTTGCTTGATTCAAGAAACCATGCTGGCAGTTGAGGTAAGTTTATGCGGGTAACAAACTCATTCATTTCACAAACTGTTCTAGTTCAGGCGGTGTCCAACCCACAGGCTTCAATACCTTGCCATCTTCACGCTTGCGAACCTTGCCAGTTTCTCGATCGATCTTGGCAAAGTTGGTACGCATGACTTCTTTCCATGCGCCTTCGGCATCAGCACCGAGGCTATGGATAGCACCAATGGTCACAACCAAGATGTCAATTAGGGCATCTAGGTCATCCACTTTGGTTTTACTTGCTATCAATTCATTGAATTCTTCACTGATGAGATTGCAATACAATTGGTATTGTGCCTCATTGAACTCGCCCACTGACTGATCGCAGGCTCGCATGAATTTTTCTTGATCTCTAAACGGATTTGACATTTGCTTCTTCTTTGCTAATAAACGGACCTTGATACTCATAACGCTCCAAGGAGATGAGTTTAGGGTGCTGAACAATTTTCCACTTGCGATGCTGACGTACTCGATACCAGCCAGCTGCAAACCAACTCTTGGATTTTGTGTCTCTAGTGAACAAAGGCAATCGACGTTTGACATCCCAAAGAGGATTGTATACCGTGCCTTCCACATCATGCCCATACACTATGTTTTCTGGCACAGGTGTGGCTTTTTCTGGTAGCTCGAATTCAATGTTCACAGCCTCTCGCGCCATTTTGACTGTTTTGTAACTCACAACATTGTCGTGAATTTTTATGATACAGTTACCGTTCTCAGTCACTTCAAGTTCGCCAATCTTGCGATTATTCTTCTTGAGTATCCAATACTGATTCTCTACTACAGGTTTAGCTAATATCATCCAATACTCCTTTGTATGTTTCGTTGAGCCAACGACTGACTTGATCTGCACTGTCGCTGAGTTTGGTCAACTCGTACTTGCCACAAAACCGCATGAAGTGAACTCCAACCTGGCCAACGTCTTTATGACTAATCTGTTCACGGATGCAACCATCCACAGTGGCTTTGACATCTGCAGGTTGAGCGGTGAGGTCAATCAAGGTACAGTTACGTTCGTAATCATCTAGCACACGATGCTCTTGTCCGTTGTGGTCGGTCCAACGCTGCAGCATCAGGTTGTTCCAATTGTATCCGCGCTTGTCTCTGTCTCCAAAGGCCTCACGGAGACCAACTTTATTCTTTGTGCCTTTCTCACGTACTCCAGGATACGCACTGAATACGTTGTCTGAGGTGTCGCCACGCATGCACTTCTCAAATAACAGCCAGGCTGGATCCGGGATCGTTTTTGGCTGTTTAGTTTTCTTATCATTGACACGGTTACCTTTAGCATCGAATATGCCCTCCAAGGTTAAAAGTTCATCTGAGATACCATTGTATTGCGTGACGTTGGCGGCCAGCAACTGCACAAAGTCAGTGTCTGAGCTTACAATTGTGTGTTCATCTTGGGGGTGTAGTGCAATCCAACGTGCTATGATATCATCTGCTTCAGCAGTAGCACAACGGATAACGCTACAATTTGTTTTTGTAGACAAGTATTTAGTCAGCTCGTCGTACGTTTCCCAAAACAGTCGGTCTTCTTCTGCTTCTGTTTCAGTCATTGCCCCACGTGCCACAGCACGGTTTTTCTTGTAGGGCTCGTAGAAGTCTTTGCGCCACGAGCGCCCTTCTAGTGCGAAAACCACATGGTCTGCTTGGAAACGCCGGGCCACTTTGTTAGCGGCCATTATTGTAACATGCAGGGCAAAGCCTAGTTTGGTCCATGTGTCACTGGCACGGTGTGCTGAGTGCCGGGCACGGAAAAACATGTTGGCTGTATCAATCAGTAGGTATTTCATCTGCGCTCACAATTTGGTTGTTGAGCATGTATTGTAACACATGTTCAGCCCAAAGTCTATGGCTTTTGGCATCAAAATGGTAACTTTTGGGATCAGAATCGGGGTTTGCATATGAGCCACCGTTGTTGATCAGCCAATTATGGTAGGATTCTTCCCAAACATATGGATGCATGTATTCCACACCCCAATCTTGTTGATCATGGTTTTTGATATGACTAAATGTGCTGTGTCCACTAAACATCAGGTGACGGATTCCCAAATCTTTAAGGTAACAGTGCATGTCCCAGATGTCTTTGTGTGCCTGGGTCGTTTTTTCCTCCCAGTTCACATTGATCACATACTGTTTGTAACGATCTTGCAAGGCATTGGGCACATGATCAATACCACTTGCATTGACCTGATACCACTTGTCTTGATAGAACCATTCTTCTCTTTCCCAAGTGGTCCATTGCAAAATCATCAAAGTATCTGCCAACAGATCAGGATTTTCAGCAATCCATTCTTTGGTGGTACGTAGTACTCGTGGATTACTGCCACCTGAACTGGCTTGACAGATCAACTTGGCACCCAGTGCATCGGCAATATGTTTACCATAACTCACTGCCAGATTGGCTGGATGAGCTTCAGTACCTGCTTGCCACAGATCAGGATCATCGCAGGCCCAACTAAAATTCACAGCGGCTTCGTCGGCTGCAGAGTGACTGCAACCATTCACATATAATATCATTTTTGTAGCAGTACTTTTTCAGTCTCTGCGGCAACCACACGTTTGCGTAGACTTGAGCTGGAGAATGAATGATCTCTACCATTGAACACTAATTCAATGCCGCGCATTCCACATTCCTCATAGCCAGAGAAGTTTTTGTGTTGATATTCCACACCCAGCACACGAACATCAACTGGCAGGATCAACAACAAGTCAACAAGATCTTGTTCGGTTTGGTACACAACAACTTCATCGA